AGATGATTAGTTCGTGTTCGATCTCGCGTACGTCTTCGATGCGTTCGATCGCCATCTCTCGGCCCTTGTAGGTCAGGCGGCAACCGTAGTTGATGCCAGAGTCATAACGCATCTTGATCTGGAAGAACCTGCGTCCTTCCATCTGCTGCATGCCCTGGTCGTCGAGTTTACCTTTGATGCTGCGGACTTCACCCCACCGAGAGAACGTGGTGTCTGTTCCACCGATGAAATCGGCTTGACCAGACGTGCCGGACGCAGGCGTGCTGCAAGTCACCGTGATTCGATGGCGTGCGCGACCTACATTCACATTGCACCATCCCGGAAGTTGTCCAGGAGCGACCGATACCCGATCGGCAACTTGGTGAGGTTGATGTTCTGTTGGATCTGCTCGCGGTTCTCGTAGAACGTCGCTGCAAGTCCAAAGATACAGAGTTTCAGGTCAGGGTCGATCTGCGGCGTGGTGACCGTGTAGACCCATCGGATGAGGACGTTGGCGTCGATGTACTTGTTTGGCCTAAGCCATCCGTACCACCAACCTGTGTTCGGATACAGAAAGAACTTATCCGTGATGTCGGTGGTCACATCTGTGTTGGGGTCTATCTGCGTGAGCGTACCGATGTTGTCGGGGTTACCGATCTCGGCCCGGAAGTGCGGTCGATAGTACCCACACTCTTGCGTGACCGTGGCTGAGCGCGTGAGACGCCCTGTCCATTTTTCAACCGCGAAGACGGCGGTATCCAGACTTCTCTGAGCAGCGGGATCGTCGTCTGTGATTTCAAGACGAATATGATCTTTGAACTCTGAAATCTGGAATGGGTGGGGCGAAACATTTGTGAGCGTATGCGACATGCAAATCCCCTACTCCCCCTCCCCGAAGGGAGGGAGAGTGGAAGAGAAAGATACAGATCAGGCAGTCCAGACGATCTGTCCTGCGGCGTACGGACGCAACCATCGACCGTCGGAACGCATACGGGTGAGGTAGCGAACTTCGCCCGCTGCGCTATCCGTATAGGGGTCGAGGAGTTGTGAGAATCCGCTGCGGTCGAAGATGCCATAATCTTCGGTGTGCATGAGGACGGCAGCAACATTTCCGGCGGTCTTGCCCGGAAGGTTGTTACTGACTGACACCGGAAGACCAAGGATGGTTCCGACGTAGTTCGACTCGCCCATCGTCGAAGTGAGTAGGGGCTGGTACAAAGGACGGCTTTGCCCGTCAACCATGTTGGCGATGGTTGCGAACGTCTCCTGGCCCATAACCCACTTCAGACCACCCCAATACTGCGCGGGGATCTTGTCGTAACGGAGGGATGTGAGAGCCTGGGTGACATTCTTCGCCGCTTCGGCAGCGGTTCCGGTGTCGATGACACTGATGTCAAGTTCAGTTTTCTGACCGCCAGTACCAGTGAAGATAGCCGTCGGAGTGTCTGCCGCAGTTGCGTAATCAGCCTGTGCGGCTGCCCACTGTTCCGGGGTCGAGAAAATCGGCTCCGGGGCGTCATCCGAACCGATACCGGTAGCGTACGAAGCGTCCCAGTAAAGGCCGTGTTCTTCAGCGTGCTGGAGAAGCATCTCCTGAACAGCGTTTCCACGCGCATCCCGAAGAAATTCCTCGGTCACGTTCGAGCGGGCTGCGGTCTTGAAGTTTCTCACCCGCACACGCTCGAAGGAACCAATCTTCTCGTTGTACGCGCCGGATTCTGCAACAAACGCATCGCCGGACATGTCAATTCGAGCGTTTACACGCTGGAGTTCAATGTCATTGCTGTACGTTCGCACCACACAGTTCTGGCGTAGAACTGCCAACTTCGGCAACTTGCGAATCATCTGTCCGAGCAAGTCAACCGGAATGCTCGCACCAGTGACTGGTCCGGTTGCGTCAGTTGCAGCAAACGTCGCAGCAGATCCGTCCGAACCACCACCAAGGGGATTCACCCGATAGTCGGGATCGCCGCCGGTGATGCGGATATCTGTTCCGTTCATCTCGAAGCGGTAGCGTCGGTCTTCCCGAGGTGCTGCCGTTGGAGATTTCGAGAAACCGAAGGATGGCTTCTTGACCAGTGCGGAAACCTTTTCGCGTGCATCGCTTGCACGGATCTGGGTGTCGATCTCGGCCAGGCGTGCTTCGCCCGATTCGAGAAGTTCAATCGACTCAACATCGTCGATACTGTCGTTGCGAAGCAAGATGTCGTTCATCTTGCCCGCGAGTTCGTCCCGCTGCTCGCGGAGACTCCGTGCGTCGTCCATGGAAGGACTCCTAAACAAGCCGTGATTTCGCGGAACCGTAGGCTCCACTTGTCACGAGGCTGATCTCAACGAGCCTTGCATTTCGCACCGTGCGAATGGAAGGACCGCCACGATTGTGCTTCCAGGTGTCGCCACCTTCGGAAACGATAAAACCCACCGAAACAGATCCGTCGAAGTCACCTCTCTCAAGTGCTTCGATCACATCTTTTCTACACTCTGGAAGATCACAGGCAAACCCAAGACCTTCCGCTCTCTCTTCAAATCTCAACGTCCCCGCGCCCGTTCGTCCGAGGGGTACAGAACTCGGTTCGTGTTGAATGAACATCGAAACCGAATCGTCAATTTGCATGGCTCTCGGTTCCATGCGTTCTCGGTATGGTCGTGGTCTATCGCGGAGTACAACGCTCAGGCTGTTGTATGGGACCGCGATTCCATCAATCGTCCGATTCGTCATCGTTCCCGCTGGAAGTGTCCGGCGTTCGATCTTGGTCATTTGCTTGTTCCTGGTTCTGCTCCACTGGGAGCATGTTGGGACCGATGAGAACCTCGTCGCCACCTTCGAGGGGTGTGTACCCCATCATGGTGCGTGCTTCGTTGCGGGTCATGATTCCCGACTGGATTGCCACTTGGATTGCATTCACCTGTTCGCTGAACGTGCCACGAACGAGTGGCGAAGTGTCGAACCAGACTCGGTATCGTCTGCCGGACTCGCGGCCCGGAAGAAGTTTGAAACCAATCTCTGACTGAATCGAAGAGAGGTAAGAACCCAGGCAAGTGTCAACGTATGCACGAGACATCTCGCTGGTTTGTTCCTGCGTTGAGTTCTCAAGGTTGTACAGGTACTGCGGTGGAACGCCGTACATCTGTGCAACTTGGTTGATCGTGAAACGTCGCGCTGCGATCCAATCTTGATCGGTGAGCGATTGGCCGACTTGCTTCACGTCGGATTCGTTCTGCACAACGATCGGTCGGAGCATTCCTTCAACGCTACCATGGGCGTGTTGGAAGGAGTCCTGCATAGCCCTAATAGCGTTAGATCCCACGGTCTCTTTGGTAGTAATGGCTATCTTACCTAAGCCGGGCATTCTAAATGCTTGCGAGCCAGCAACCTCTTGTTGCGATCCGAGTTCCACTGCGCGACGAGCAACGACGATGGGGCTTTCGCCCCAGAGCAGTCTTTGATGCGCGGGCATTCTCCAGTGGAGAACATCTCGCGGGTCGAGGTCGCCGTACTCGCCCGATCGGTAGTACCAGCCACCCTTCTCAGCGTCTGGAAGGATTTGAATATCCCAGGGTCTGACTGGGATGAGTTCGTCGATCTCGCCAGCAACCCGTGACACGAGGGAGAAGGAGTTACCCCACACCATCATGTTCGTCACCATCCACCGTCGCCACTCGTGCGAGGTGAAGAACTTGTTCGTGTGTTGGTTGAGGATGTCGTCGAGTTCTGGGTACTCTTCGCATTCTTCCCACCGACCGTCGGTGTACTCCTGAATTTGAATCGGGAGTCGAGCGACATCACCGGACACAACCGAAACCGCACGCTGGATCGGGCATAGGCCCATTGCGGTATACGGATCAGCGGTGACATCAGCCTGGCTTGTTGGTCGTTCCCAATTCCACCATGTATCAGGCAGAACGTGACCACTGCCCCCGAACTTGGTGTTTCGGAAGCGGCGGCGAACCTCAGTGACGAGATTTCTTAGCAAGCGATATCCCCCGCATCAAAGTAGGCACCAGGTCGTTCAGCACCTTCTTTGATTAAGACTCCGCATAGCATAACACAAGCGACCACGGGGTCAATAATACCCATACTCCTCAACTTTGAGGGTCGTCTGTCGCCATTTATGTTCTTTTCTAGTTGGACGTTGGCGAGGGCATATTCGACGATATCGTCCTGTTCCATTGCAATTGACTTGTGCCTGATGAGGGATTCAAGCAAATACGTCGATGGTCCCATGCTCATGATGGTCTGTGGGAGCGGCCACATCGGTAAATCGGTGTCTGGGTTGTAAGAATCCTCTAAATTGCCCCATTGTTGAATCTCAGTCGCCATACCGCCAAATGCGTCGAAACCGATCCTTCTCAGGTCGCCCCAGCCCTTTAACTCCTCTAATTTGGCTTTAACGGAGTCATATTGGATCGTATGGGCGCAGATCGTCACATTATCGTGGTGGTCCCAGTTGTCCACGAATCGCTGATAATCGCGTTTTACGGACTTCACATGTTGGTCTTTGACCACCCAATGATGCCATTTCACGTTGATTTTGCCGTTTAGCCAGTAGCCGTACGCCATGCTGGTGATGTCAAAGGACTTTGAGAAGTCAATGGCACAATAGACAGGCGTTCCCGGAGGCGGCTTTTCGATGACTTCATTCGTGGTACGCCAGTCGGATATCTGAATCCATTGGAGTCCCTCAAGGCTCAGGCGGCAGCATTGGTATCTCTCCCAATGGTGGAGGGTGTCCTGTGCGGTGTATTCCTTGAGCAATCGGCGGTAGTTTGAGATCGGAATAACGTGATTTAGGCTCGGTTGGGCCTTCACCCAGGCTGTTTCATCCCGAAAGTCATCCTCTTCGTCGAGTCCGTACAGGAGGACAAATACGTCCAATTCGTCCCAATTCTCCTCTTTGATGGCCTCATCCGCCAAGCGTCTTCTCGAATAATATGGGGAGTCCAGCCCCAATTGGATATCTCCTGGGGTCGTAATGGACAGCATGAAGGAGTCCCGGAGTTTCGGAAGGGCAGAAATGACCTTCTGCATGTAGTCTTCCTTTGCTTCCGCCGTCTCATCGCAGACGTAGCAAATAGCCTTCGTGCCGTCGAGAGTGCCTGTTTTCGACGCCATCACACGGAACCGACCCTTAGATTCTCGGCAGCGGGTCTCCCGGATTGTGCATTCGTACTTGGCTTCGGATGCTTCTTCCTTGTCCTCAGACCGCCAATCTCCATATGCCCGCATGGCGATCTTGTTCGCGGCATCAAATGCCTGCCGTGCCTGATCCTGCTTATTGGCGAGACATAGATTGTCTGACCCCTCCCACCGCCAAGAGCAATAAAGCAGCAGAACGCCAGCCATTGTGGATTTGCCCGCGCCGCGAGCCACTTCACAATAGGTCTGGGCGTAGCGGATTCCGTCTGTCTCGGTGAACTTCCAGCAGAGTATTGACCCCAGGAGGAAGGATTGCCACGGGAGCATCACGATCTTCTGGCCGGTCAACTCGTGACCGTCGGCGACCTCCAATTCGGAAACGAAGTCGTTGAAGCGGTCGAGTTCCTTTTCGTCGAAATAGATGTCTTTTCTGGTCAGATCGTGCAAGTGGCGTTTGCAGGCCAGCATCACGTTTCGATTCACGACTTCCTTGCCAGCCACAACCAGGTTCGCGTATTCGGTCGGGTGTGTTACGTTTCGATTCAAATCGTCCCTTCCCTAGGAGTCTCCCTGATTTGAATTGAATCAGGGTTCTATTCGATTCATTCGCCCTATTCTTCTATAGGGGGCGTGATTTGAATAGAATAGCCAGCCCCCCCACGCTGTGGGTTTTTTGCCTTG